ACCACCACTACTACCAGTTGGACCAGTAGAACCAGTAGAACCAGTTTTACCAGTAGGACCTGTTGGACCTGTTGCACCTGTTCCACCACCACTACTACCAGTTGGACCAATAAAAGATTTTTCAACTATTAAATGCTTAACTATTTCTGTATCTGTAATAGTTAAATTTTTTAATCTTAGAGGTAAATCTGAATTTGGTATGGATGCATTTCCTGCAATACTTCTAAAAGACATTAATTATATTATAATATAATATAATTTAATATTTTTAATATTTTTAATATAAATTATTAATTAAAATTAGATTTTTACATGTTAATATCTGTAGATTTTAGATTTTAGATTTTAATTTGATATTAGTTTGTAATAATTTTAAAATTTATCCCATCTAATATCATTAAGAAATCTAAAAATAATCATTTTTTAACAAATCTAAATTATTTATAACAAATCTAAAAACAAATCTAAATTATTTATAATATTATTAAAATACTTTTCTATAAATTACCTTAAAAATAAAATATTTAGTATATAATAATATTTAATATAAAAATTATTTAATAATATTATAAAAATTATTTTATAATATTATTATATATATATAAATGTCAGTAAGATCAACAGTCGGATTTTCGAATACTGAAACACCAGAAATTATAAACCCATACCCTGTTAATTTTAATAGCACAATTCTATTAAATGGAGAAATAGGACCAGAAGGTCAAGTTATTAGTTCTAATGGTGATGGAACAATGTCATGGGTCCCAACAGGTGGGGCTGGTTCAGTTCCTACACTCGCTCAAGTTTTAGCTGTAGGAGCATCTGCAAACAATCTGGCTATTACAAGTGTTAAAGGAATTTCAAATACAACATTATTAACTATTGGTTCTGATGCAACTATAAATTTAACCCCTGCCACAGGACTGGCAGTTTCTGGTGATGTCGGCACGGCAGGTCAAGTTTTAACATCTAATGGTAGTGCTCCTCCATCATGGGAAGATGCTCTAACATCTGTTCCAACATTATCGGCTGTAATGACTGCAGGGGCTATTGCATCCACAGACTTAGATATGGCACAAAATGATATTTTAAATTGTGCTGCTGTGTCAAATTCTACAGCAGTTTTAGCTTTAACCAGTAATGTAGGGATTGGTATGGATACAACCGCTTTGAATTTACAATTAAGTTCAACACTGTCGATTAATGGTAATGTTGGTGAAGACGGTCAATTTTTAACATCTCAAGGTGCAGGACAACCTCCATATTGGACCGATTATGTGCAATCTGTGCCACCATTAGGAACAGTAATGACTGCAGGGGCTACTGCATCTACAGATTTAAGTATGGGATTATTTGATATTACAAATTGTGCCAGTGTTTCAAATAATGGGACAAATGGTATTTTAAATTTAAGTGGCACATTAGGTGTTTCTGTAGCGGGTGTATGTAATTTTTCAGATTCTGCCCCAATTTGTTCTACTCCTGCTCTCGCTAATACAGATTTAACAAACAAACTATATGTTGATACTCTGGCCTCAACTATTAATGGTGTAAATCCATCTTATGCTCCGGGCTATACATGGGCTGGACCTCAAATTATTGAAGGTGATGCAACTCTCGCGGGCATAATTGCTCCTAATAAGAATAATGCTATTCAATCGGCTCTGGTTCATCTCGCTGTATCAGGAGATGCTAATGCTTATTATCATGTTGTAAATGATACAGTTAAAACATTTGACCCCGCTAATTATGTTTTAGATGCAACTCTCGTTTATGAAGGTTCGGCTGATGATGCAATATGGTATTTACCTCCACCATCTGCGGAATATGTAGGTTGTAGTTTTTTATTCAGAAATATGTCTGCAACTGATAAAAATCTTCAAATACAAATTACTGGTGAATTACAGGGTCTTATTCAATCTCAAATGTGGGGTGGAAATCACACAAGATACAAAAAATTTACTATGTCTTATGCCCAATTTGAATTTAGATTTGTATGCATGTATTTTCCTTATGTCGATGATTATGTATGGAGTTTAACTTATACTACTGCGGCAGCATGGTATGAAACGGCCTATGGAGGAACAAATATTTATACATTTGATAATTAAATATTTAGAAATCATAAAAAAAATTAGTTATAAAAATTTATTATCTATATTAATATATAATAAATTAAATGAATCCTCAATCATTACCAGATAGAGTCTATTATGATGTTGTTATTAGTAATTTAAATAATAAAGATTTAACACCACCTATTGCTTATTTCAATCAGACAAGAAACACCCCATATTTATATAAACCATCATTATATAATTTAATTGTTAATAGATGGACTTTAGATACTCAAACATTACCAATTTTTAGACCTTCCATACAATCTTATAGTCTCGATCCTGATATAACTATTTATTCAGTTTCATTATCATGTTTAGGTGAAACATTTCAACAATACATTATTTATCAACCACAGAATCAAGTTGTTCCAGTTCCATTAAGTCCATCAAACCAACCAAATGGATTACAAGATAACCAAACAGGATATTATGATATATTTACATATGGTTATTGGATATCATTGGTTAATACTGCTTTTGAAACTGCCTTTATGGCTTTAAAAGTATTATTACCTGTTGGAACAATTCCAGATGGTGTTCTTCCTCCATATATGGTTTATAATTCTGATACTCAGAAATGTTCTTTATTTGTTGATGAAATTATATGTGGTATTGATGCTGTTAATCCTGTATCAATTTATTTTAATCCTGCTATGGCTCAATTATTCAGTTCATTACCTTTTCTTATTAAAAATTTATCAAGTGTTAATGGTTTAAATTATTTAATTTTAACTACTTTATCTAAAAAAATTGTAGATGGAATTATTGAAGTAGAACAAGAATTACCAACTATCGGAAATTGGAATCCTGTAATGAGTATTTGTTTATTGAGTAATAGTTTAGGAATTGTTCCAAATAATGAAGGACAACCTGCTTTATATGTTAATGGAGTATTAATAAATGGTAATGGTAATAATAGTAATATAGCGAATCTTATCACTGATTTTACCGCTGATTCAGTTTTTAAAAGTAATATAGTATATAATCCATCGGCAGAATTTAGAAGAATTGATTTAATAGGAGAACAACCACTAAGTAATTTAGATATTTCTATTTATTGGAAAGATAGAGAAGGGGGCTTAAATCCATATAGATTACCTGTTGGTGGCACTGCTACAATTAAATTTTTATTTGAAAAAAAAGGGCTTCATGGAAAAAGATAAATGTATAAAAATATTATAATATTTAAAAATAATAAATATTATAAAATTTTAAATAAATAATATTATAAAATTTTTTATCTATCTATTTAATATATAATAAATGTCAAACTTCAAAACCGTTCTTATTGAAGATTCCCGCATTATGGATTTAACAGATGAATTATCTTTTGGTGTCAAGTCATCGGCCAGTCAATCAACATATCAACAATTTTCCGCTATCAGCACAAGTAATAATGCTTTAAATTTTAATATTCAAATTCCAAGTGAATCCATCGTGATTGATAGAGAAATTTATTTACAAGCATCTGTTTTAATTACATTAAAATTAGGAAATGCACCAGAAAATGATGTGGTTTTTGCATGGGGTCAATCTGAATCATGGCAATCTTTCCCATTAAATAAATTATTTACAACTACCCAATGCACTATCAACAATACCTCAGTGAGTGAAAATACTCAAGATATTATTGATGTTCTTCTTAGAATGTATGATAAAAAGACTTTAGGTAAATTTAATTCTATGACACCAGCAATGCCTGATGATGCTTATGCTTTATATGCTGATGCGGTTGGAGCAACCAATAACCCGCTCGCCTCTTATAATACTAATGGATATGATTTAAACCTTAATAACCGTGGATGCTTCCCAACTAATGTAGTTATTCGCCATTATATTGATGGTGTATATACCGATGCTTCGGTAGTTTCAACAGGATTAACTGACACATGGGAAATTGAAGTTTCAGCAACATTCACCGAACCTTTCGTGGCCCTTTCCCCATGGTTGAATTGTCAGCCTAATATGAGAAGTGGTTTATTAGGTGTAAATAACATGTCAATGGTTCTTAATATTTCTAATAACTTATCAAGAGTTATATCCACCGCTCATCAATCATATAATGAAGGACTAAGTAATAGTCTCGCTCCATCTTATATTACTTCGATTTCTCTCGGTTCTGCAACCCAACCAGTTGGAATTAGTAATGCAAGACTTTTATTTAATTTTTTAACTTTAACCGACGAACAATATGGAAAAGTTAATACTAAAAATATATGCCCTTATGCTACATACCCAAGATTTTTATCAACTTCTGCATCACAAAATGCAATCCAACCAAAAGCTACTGCAACTCTTACTTCTCAATCCATTCAATTAAATCAAATTTCTGATAAGATTTTTGTCGCGGTTCGTATCCCAATGTCTCAACAAAATGTAGCATGTTCGGCCTCTTTCTTAGGAATTACTGGAGTTCAAATCACATTTAACAATGCATCGGGACTTCTCGCAACAGCAAGCCAACAAGATTTATATACTAAAATTTCTTATGCTAACGGGTCTCAACAAAACTTTTTAGAATTTTCAGGAAAAGCAGTTAATAATAACCCAGTTTCTGGAAATGTCATTGATATTCCAACTACCGGTGGATTCCTCGTGTTAGATCCTGTAAAAGATTTCTCTTTACCATCTTTCTTATCAGCTTCTTCACTCGGACAGTTTCAATTTCAATTTAATGTATCTGTATATAACCAATATCCTTTCCCAGTTGTTCCTGAAATTTTAATAATTACCATGAACAGCGGTCTATTTATTACAGATAGAGGACAATCAACCATTTTCACAGGTTTATTGACAAAAGAAACGGTGATGACTACCAAAGCAGAAAATCCAGTTCCTCATATTTCTTCCGGCGAATATGCCCGTATTGTTGGTGGTAATAATGGGAATGCATCAATGGGAGGTTTTTCTCTTAAAAAAATGCATCATCGCCAAGAATCAAAAGTTGCCGGAGCATCATCTGGTGGGGTTATGAGTGCTGGTCGTTTAGGTCGCCATCTTCGTTAAATAAAATCAAAAATATAATTCATCATTTAAAGAAATAATGAATTATAATGAATAAGAATGAATTATAATAATACAAAAATATATAAAATATGGAGCATTAAAGGACCAAAAATATATATTGGATCAACAACAAAAGATAAACTATGCGATAGGATGGCAACACATAGGAAAGATTACAAAAAATGGAAATTAGGAAAATGTAATAAAACAACATCATTTGATTTATTTGAAGAATATGGATTAGAAAATTGTTTTATTGAATTAATAGAAGCAAGAGAATGTAATAATAAGGATGAAAAAAATAAATTAGAAGGTGGTTATATTAGAACTTTGAAATGTGTGAATAAAAATATAGCAGGTAGAACACAAAATGAATATAGTAAAGAATATTATGAATTAAATAAAGAACATATTAAAGAATATAGTAAAGAATATTATGAATTAAATAAAGAACATAAAAAAGAATATTATGAATTAAATAAAAATAAAATTAATGAAAATAAAAAAATTCAGTATAATTGTATTTGTGGTTCTATTTGTAGGATAAGTGATAAATCAAGACATTTTAAATCAAATAAACATATTAATTTTATAAATAATCAATAATAATTTTATAATATCATTTAATAAAATAATATTATAAAATTATTTTTATCTATCATTATTATATATAAATGTCTAATATTGGATATCATGTTGATGCACACTATAAATCAGGACAAAAAGTTATGAATACAAGAGCATTAGAAGCATACCGTAAAGGACTGGCTAATATAGATACTAAAAATAAATTACATATGATCCAACATATGCCACAGCCCACAATGATGGGGGGTGGATGGTCTTCTGATTTAAAACATCCATTACAAGGAATTAGTAATTATAATGTTTCAACAGATTATCTGGCCGTTGGTAATTATGATGCTCCATATGGAGCATTGAAAAAAAATAAATCAAAGATTAAATCAGAACCTGAATCAGAATCAGAATCAGAATCTGATGAAGAATTATTTGGTGAAGGAATGAGAAGACGGGGAAGACCTCGGAAAGCCGTTGCTGGGAAAGTAAATAGGAAGAAGAAAGCCGAACACTGGACCGATTTTTCGGTGAATACTGTTAAAAAGGGGTTAGACTTATATGACAAAGGAAGGGCCGTTGCTGGTAAAGTAAATAGGAAGAAGAAAGCCGAACACTGGACCGATTTTTCGGTGAATACTGTTAAAAAGGGGTTAGACTTATATGATAAAGGACGGGCTGTTGCTGGTAAAGTAAATAGGAAGAAGAAAGCCGAACACTGGACCGATTTTTCGGTGAATACTGTTAAAAAGGGGTTAGACTTATATGACAAAGGAAGGGCCGTTGCTGGGGCAATGTATTATCCAGAATCACTAATAAAAGCAACAGGAGCAGGAAAAAGCACTAAAAAAAATAGTGAAAGGGTAAGTTGTAGAACTGAACTTATTAAAAAATTAATGAAAGATAAAGGGATGTCGATGATTGAGGCCTCAAAATATATAAAACAAAATAAACTTTATTAAAAAATATATATATAATTAATTTCTTATATAATTATATATACAAATGCCATTATTTATGTCTCGATATGAAGGACCAGATAGTGTTTTTACTGTCAATAAACAAAAAGCAAAAAAAAAGAGTGTTTATGCATTTCCTCAAGGTGAAGATGTTGAACCAAATATTAAAAAAGTAAATCCAATGGAACATAAAAAGAATTTTAATGAATTTATGAAAAAAATAAAATTAATTACAAATGGATTAAGAAATGTTATTGCATTAAGTTCAGACCTTTCAACATCTGGAGCAGTTGGAAATGCTCAATCAGTAATATCATTAGAATTAGATGCTTTATTATTATTAGATGTTTTAGAATTATCTCCTTCTGAAAAAGAAAAGGTTTCAAAATATTTAAATTTATTATATCCTGAATTTTATGGACTTAATGAAGTTCAAAGTCAAGCATATAATAAAGAAATAGATATGTTAATAGATACAACTAATGAATTAATAAGTGATATTGAAATTTTATTAAATTCAAAAAATAGACCAGCAAGACCAGCAAGACCAGCAAGACAAGATGATGAAAGTGAGGGAGGACCGGATGAAGGTATTGGAGCGGGTATTCGTTGCCGTAAGTATGGGGGAGAAATGAATCATGATTTATATATTGATACTAAATATTTATTATAAAAAATAATTCTATATAATATATATGAATAGAAATGTTAATGACTATACAAAAGATTTACAATATATTTTTAATACATTAAGTATAAATAAAAAATATAAAGTTGTTGGTAGTGCTAATTTAAAACCAATTTTATATAATTCAGATTATGATCTGATTGAAAATGATAAAGGAATTACACCTAATGAAATGTATCAATCTTTTAAAAATAAATTTAAAATAGCAAAAAAAGATTCTAATATTTATATTACTGATATGAAATGTGGAGAAAAAAAGGGCGAACCTTTACGATGGTCTTATGATGATATAATGAAGGGAGAAAATAAAGGAATAAAATTTACTGATGCAATTCAAATGGATGTTATGTGTAAGTTAGATATTATAGCAATTATTGATAATAAAATTACAGAATTTAGTAATATTTATATTTTTAATAATCCTAAAAAAAATGATGAATTAAAAGAATTAGAAAAAGATTATTTTGAATTAATAAAAGAAGGTAATTATTTCAAGGCTCTTAAAAGATTATTTTCAATATTTTCATTAAAAAATCAAAAATCAAAAATAAGTAAATTATTAAAATATTTCAATTCTGATATAGGAATAATAAATAAATGTAGGTCTGATTTAGATATATTATTATTATTATTAACCGAACAAACTTTTAGAAAAGTTCCATTAAATATTGTTAAACATAATTTACAATTAATTAAATATAAGTTAAGTTCAGTTGAAATTTCATTATCTGATAAGATTGATGAAATTTGTAATATGAAAAATAAAAATGAAATTATCAATGCTATAACACTTATTCGTGATTATCTTTATGATTATGTAAATAAAAATAGTTTTAATAAATTTTTTAAAACTAAAAAAATAGTTTAGATTTTTTTATTTTATAATCTATAATATATATGGATTTTAAAATTGTTATTAAACAAATTAAGCCTAAGAAACCTAAAGAAACTGACCCAGTAAAAATTGAAGCAATGAAAGAAAAAAGGAGATTACAAAGAGAAGCAAAAAAAACCCAAGAACCTAAAGAACCTAAAAAACCTAAAGAACCTAAACCAAATTATTCAGATCAATTAGAAGTAATTAATAAAACCTTAAAGAATATTGTTGGATTAAATATTGATGAAATAAATGCTAAATTAAAACCATTACAAACACAAGCAGAAGAAAATAATAAAAAATCAAAAAAGAAAATTCAATAATTTATGAATTATTTTAAAAAAATAAAAAATCTAATTTATAATAATATGAATTATAAATTAAATTTAGAGAATAATGGAAAACCAATGGCAATCATTAAAACCAATGATTCTAAAAAAAAAAATATTCCTATAATCAGTTTAGGAGAAGGAGCAAGAAATGGGGAAGAAGAAATAAAATTAAAAGAAGGTGAGATGATTCAACCAATTCCAGATACAACTTCAGAAAGGAGTATTAATTATGTTTATGGGCAAAGCGGAAGTGGTAAATCATATTGGACCATGAAATATGCTACAGAATATAAACTATTATATCCAAAAAGAAGTATCTTCTTATTTTCAACATTAAAAGAAGATAAAAATTCAATCGACAAAGTAAAAGGAATTAAAAAATTTAATTTAGATAGTCCTGATTTTATTAATGATGATATACCTATAGAAGAATTTAAAGACAGTTTAATTATATTTGATGATGTTGATAATATAAGTAATAAATTATTAAAAAAAAAAGTATGGGCTTATATGAATAGTGTATTACAAACTGGAAGACATTATAATATATCGGCTATAATTACTTATCATGTAGGATGTTCTGGGGCGGATACAAAAATGATTCTTAATGAAGCACATACCATCACATTATTTCCTTCAACATGTGGAAATAGAAATTTGAAATATATATTAGATTCTTATTTAGGATTTGATAAAAATCAAATTAAAAAAATTAAAAATTTAGATTCAAGATGGGTATCTATTGTAAAAAGTTATCCTAAAGTTATATTATCAGAAAAGGAAGTTTTTATTCTCAGAAACAAAGATTAAAAAACTTTTAGTTTTTAATATTTCTACTATTTATATTTTTTTATTAAAAAATATAAATAAAACAATATTTTGAAAATAAAATTAAATAGATGGTTTTACATCATTATATTTTCGGGGTCTTCCGAGCTTAGCGGGTTTTGTGTCTGTCTTTCCTTCTCTTATAGCTTTATTCTTACGAACTCTTTCTGATAATTTTCGTCTAAATTCAGGATCAGATTCTATTTTTTTATAATATAAATTTCGGGCATATTCTGCCATTTTATCTTTATGTTCTTTAGCCCATTTTAATGATGATTGTCTTCGGGATTCTGAAGTTTTATATATTTTTTCTTCATTTGAAAGTATTAATTTCGATGTCTCATTTAATTGATTCATTATATATATATTAGAAATTAATTTTTAAATGTTTTTAAAAAAAAAGGTTTAGAAATATTAATTTAAATTGATTTAAAGATATTTTTTTTCTATAATAATATATATTATGACTCAATATTTGCCTAAAAACTTTTATGAAAATCTTTTCATTAACTTATCTGATATAGAAAAAATAGACCATCACAAATTAACCTTCTTAATTGATAATTATAAATATTGTAAAGAAATATATTATAAATTATCAAATAACATGTTATGGGAAGTTCAATATGGGCCTCATACATTAATATATGATTTTGTAAATCATATTGATGATACAATGAAGGGAGATTTAGGAAGATGTAATGATGAATATTATAAATACATGACTTCTAATAAAAATAGGGAAGATTTTAAAATGCATGAATTTAAAAAAGAAATAAAAGAATTTGAAAAAGAATATTGTAAAAAATTAAAATCATTAACAACAACTACTTATATTAAAACTTTAATAAATCTTTTTACACATAAAATTACAGATAATACATTTATTGATAAAATTAATATGAATAATAAATTTTTAATTCCTTTAACTGATTGTAATTATAATATTAATACAAGAAGAACAGAAGAAAGAAAAGGAGAACAATATTTTACAAAATGTTTTAATATTGATAGAGAAACTTTTAAAAATAGTAAGGATAATAGAGAAAATTATAAAATTGTTGATGATTTCTTTTTAAGCATTGCTAACAATAATGTTGAAAAGAAAGAATATTTACAAAAAATATTTGGTTATTGTTTAACTGGTGATATTAATGCACGAAATTTCTTTATTTTTTATGGAGAAGGGTCAAATGGTAAATCTGCATGTATAGATATATTTCAAACTTTAATGGGTCAATATTGTAAGACTGTAGAACCATCTAATTTTGTTAATAGAGGTAATAAAGCAGGTGGAGTTGCATCACCCGAAATGATAGCATTAGATTTAGGAACAAGAATGAGTATTTTATCAGAAATTACAGAAGAAGATGAATTAAATGAAACACTATTAAAAAAGATTTCTGGAGGTGATGTAATTACATATAGAACATTATATCAAAAAGAAATGAAAGATTTTGTGAGTGAAGCAAAATGTATTATATTAACCAATCATAAACCAAAATGCACTGCATCACAAAGTATGTTAGACAGAATAAGATATGTTGATTTTAATGCACGATTTACATCTAATCCTGTAGGATCTGAAATTAAAAGAAATCCTGAATTAATAACAAAACTTAAAAAAGAATTATTACCTGATGTTTTAAGATGGTGTTTAGAAGGAACACAAAAATATATTATTGATGGGCTTATTATTCCATCATCCTTACAATTAGAAAATGATTCTTACGGAGAATCGCAAAACTCAATCCAAAAATTTCTTAAAGAAAATATTATTGAAGGACCTTCATTTAATGTATTAAGAAGTGATTTATATGATGAATATTTATCTTTTTGTAGAGATGAGGACATAAAGAAGAAAGTTAAAAAGAATGATTTTAATAAGAAAATTAGTTTAAGATATGGCGAATCTCATTTATTAAATGGTAATCATATATATAAAGGGCTTAAAATCAAAAGTGATGACGAACAACCCATTGACCAATCAGTAAGTAATAATTCAATTTAAATATTAAGTGTAAAAAAGTTATATTAAGTGTAAAAAGTGTAGTTTTTTTTCACCCTACTCTTTCCTATGTAAAATTATTAATTATTATATATAGATCTTTTAAAAAATGAAAAAAAACTACACTTTTTACACTTAATATAACTTTTTACACTTAATATAAAAAATTATTTTCTAATAATGCTAATAATACACTACCACCTCCTAAAAATAATTCATGATAATTATTAATTTCTTTTGGAAATTTATCTATTATTTTATTGATTATTTGTGTTTTACCACCAGCCCATTTAATAACAGGTTTTTGATAAAATTTATTTTGACTCATTATAATATTACATATATTATATTATTTCATACTCAATATTATCAATATTATCAATATTATATTTTATTGTTAATTCATCTATTAATAATTTAATATAATCTATCATAATAACATCAAAAATATATTTTTTATAAAATGTATAAATCAAAGGAACAGAAAATATTTTATTATATTGAGTGTAAAATTTTAATTTAATCATGAAATTATTTTATTATATATATTAATATATAATAAAATGATGGTTCAATCAAAATTTCCAATTTTGAATGTAGCTTATAAGGCAAAGCCTTTTAAGGTTCAATCTATTCTTTTTGATAAGAAATTATTTACACCAAAACAGGCTATAACATGGCTTAAGAAACATAAATATAAATATTCAAAAATTGATATTAAACCTAATCATTTAAGATTCCGCCAAATAACACCAAAAAAGGGCGATGAATACAGAACCAAAAAATTAGGAGATTCTGGAATTGAATTAATTTTAGAGATGCCAAAACTAAAAGGTGGGGCTAATAACACAGAACAAATTAAATTATTTAATGAAATATTAAAACATTTAATACATCATATTACATCAGGCGAATTTGATAAATTAGATATCATTCAATCTAAAAAATTAATTAATGAAATAAATAAATTAAAAGGTGGATCATTTAATGATTTATCCGAAGATGACAGATTAAGATTATATAATGATTTATTAAAATATGCTAATCCTGATGATACAAAATTAGAAATGTTAATGAAAAAATATAAAGAAAATTACACATCTAATAGAATTGGTTCAAAAAATAATACTTATCATAATGATATGAGGAAATCTTATTTTGATGAATTTAAAAATATAACTATTCCTAAAATTAAAGAGCATCATGAGAAGAAATCACCAGTTGATAAAACAATAAATATTATTAATATGTTAATTGATAAATTATATACTAATAGAAAAGAACATTTTAATACTGAATATGAAAGAGAACATTATAAAATTATTTTAGATGCTGTAGGTGGTTTTGATTTTTTTCCAACCCCCCCAAAATATGGAGAAATGATTTATGATGATATTAAGAAAGAATGGGGAGATTATCCTAATACAATTATGGATATGTGTTGTGGTTTATTATCTTTATCTTTACCATATATTAAAAATATGAAAGAAGATGATAAGATATATTTAATTGAATTTAATAAAATGTTTATACCAATATTAAAACCAATAGAAAGTAATAATATTATATTAGATTCAGGTAATGTATTAAATTTAACTAATGAATATTATGATAAACATATTCATTATATTGTTTGTAATCCCCCTTTTTCTATTTCTTTTGATTTTAAAGGAAAACATTATAGTGATTACAAATTAGGTTATTTATTTTTTTTATATAAATGTTGTGATATATTACAACATCAATATGGTGAATATTTACCTACATTATATTTTATTTGTCCTACTACATTATTTAAGGCTCATACAAGGTCAGGGAAACATGAAGTAGGAGAGATAGCAGAATTAAAAATTCCAAAAACTACCTTATATATGATTGAAAAATATTTTAATCCTAATGAAGATATAGATAAAGATAATGAATATCCTGAATGGTTCAGTCAAGCACAATATATGGCTGATGTATCAGGATTTAGAGGGCTCGCAAAAAATGGAAAGCCAAGAGAATTAAAATCAACTTTTGGATTATTTAAAATTATTGTAGGAACATTACAAAAACCAAAAATTTTAAATGAACCTTATCAGGCAAAGCCTCATAAGCTACTTTCAAAACCAAAAATTTTAAATGAACCTTATCAGGCAGAGCCCGATAAGCTAAAATCAAAATCTTTGATTTTGATTGAACCAGAAATTAAAAAATCTTTTAATAATCCTAAATTAAATGAAATGTATGATAAATATTTAAAAATCACTCATTCTGATGATTCTCATAAAGTTATAATGACAAAACTAAAACCAATATTTAATTATATTTTTGATATTAAAAACATAACAGAAGAAGAACAAAAACTTTTTAAAGAAATGATGAATAAAGATGAAGAAGCATTAAATAAAACAGGTAAAGAACAATTTAAAAAATATTTAGATATTCCAGCCTCTCAGCCATTCAAAATTGCAATGTTTAATCCAAAAGATAAATTAAATAAAGAAGAATTTGAAATATATATAAAATTACTTAATGATTATAATAAAAAATATAAAGAAAAAGGTGAAAGTGTTAAAATTAATAAAATCAATAAATTTATTAAAGATAAAGATATTAATCAATTAAAAAAATTAAGTAAAGAATATTTATATGAAATATTTAATAATAAAGATAAGCCAATTGAAAAATATACAAAAGATAAATTAATTGATGAAATATTAAAAAAAAATATTCCACCTACAGAAAAAAGGCCAATTCCTAATAAACAACAAATAAAAGATGATATAGAAAAATTAATTAATGATTCACATATTCCAATTAAACAATATAATAATAATGATTCAATTAATGCTATAATTAATAAAATAGATAATATTTTATTATCAAAAAAACCAGCAAAGACGGCTTTTTTACATGTAGAAAAGCCCATAATAGGGAAAAAACCACAAGTAGGACAAAGTCCATATACGCCCAAAAGGGCTATAGGACAAAGTCCATATACGCCCAAAAAGGCTATTAAAATAAATAAATCTGTATTGATGAGGAAATTGAAACCAGAATTAATTAAAATGGCAAAAGAACAAAATAAAAATTTAACGGATGATCTAACAAAATTGAAAAAAGATGATATTATTGATAAATATATAATAAATAATCCAGAAGATTATAAAAAAGATGTTGAAGGATATCAAATTAAAGCAATTAACAGATTAATTAATAAATTAAATAAAGAAGGAGATGATTATTTACCTTATGCACAATTACAATTTTCAAGAAGACCAAAAATATTTTTAGAAACCTTTCAAAAATTACATCCTGATTTATTAAAACAAATATTCAGTTATAACCCTGACAAACTAAAAATTATGTTATTAGAATTAAAAGAGGAAAAACCTAAAAAAGAAAAAAAACCTAAAAAAGAATCAAAATCTAAAAAAGAAAAAAACCCAAAAAAAGAATCAAAATCTAAAAAAGATGAAAAACCAAAAAAAGAATCAAAATCTAAAAAAGATGTTATTGATAATCTGGCAATAGAAATATTAAAAAATGTTGATTTAACCCCTTTTAGTGTTGATTTTAAAGGAGATTCAGAACGGACATTATCTAATACATTTTCTTTTGATTTTGATAATATTCAAAAAGATGAATTTTCTAAAAAATATGAAGATTTATTATTATTATTATTAAAAAATGTTATCCCAAGATATGATATTTATGAAAAATATAAATTATTATTATAATAAAAAATATATAATATTATATAATGACAAGTTATTTGATAGGATGTAAAATGAAAGGTGCTGGAATTAAAAAAAAGAGAGGGGGAAACTTTATGGAAACTGACCAAATATTAGATAATGATAAAATTGAAAGGTTAAATAATTCTATTGAATATTATGAAAAAAAATTAAAAAAACTCGCAAAGAAAGACCAAGATGATGATAATGTTAAAGATACAATTAAATTGTATAAAAAAGAAGTAGAAGTATTAAAAAAAAGATTAAATAAAGATACAAGATTAAAAAAAGAATTACACAAATCAAATCTTAAAGAAGATGTTGAAAAATTATTAAATGAATATTCTTCATATAAATTACCAAGTAAAAAATATGAAGATAAGAATGATTCAATTAATGATCTTATTAAAAAATTAGATGAAACATTATCCAAAAAAATAGAAAAAATTTCAAAAAAAAGTGGTCCTAAACAAAACCCTTATATAGGACTTTCTAAATCAACCCTCATGAAAAAAACAAAAGATAATTTAATATTTATTGCTAAAGATATTAATCCATCAGTAAATATTCCTTCTAAAATAACAAAAGAACAAATTATTGATAATTTTATATTAATATCATTAGATAAACTTCCCGCCCCCGCCCAAAAATCAAAAATTAAATCAATGAAAGCACCTGCAGGTGTAAGTCAAAGTCAATTTGATAAGATGGCAGAAGACATGGCAGAACATTTACTAAAAACAATTCCTAAAGAAACTTTAGATGCAATGGAAAAAGAATGGGATAATGCGATGAAAAAATCAAAATCTGTGAATAAAACTGAAATAAATAAATTTGTTAAAGCAGTTCCAAAATCAGAAGTTGAAAAAACAATACAACTATTTTCTGCATATAATATGAATTTGATGAGTAAAAAAAAATTAGAAATGATGCTTAATAATTTTAAAGATTTACCAAAAAATATTTCTATGGAAAATTTATTAAAAAAATCAACACTTAAAAAACTTATAGATGCATTATATGATGAATTACCAGAACCAAACCCAGAACCTTATCAGGCAAAGCCTGATAAGCTACTTTCAAAATCAAAGATTTTGAATGAACCAAAAAGAAAATTACAATTCTTTTTAAAAGTTAAAACATCTCAAGAAATTCCAAGTGATGCTTTTAATTTTTCAAGAGATTTTAAATATGAAACTTATAAATTAGATGATGGATATAAATTTATATTTAAAAATAAAAGAGATTATGATACAGCAGTTGATATGACAACTTTTACTTCAGATTATAAAAATCCAAAATTATATAAATGGGAATATGATACATTTAAAACAGTCAAAAAGCCAGAAGTAAAGCCAGAAGTAAAGCCAGAAGAAAAACCTGATTTATTAAAAATGTATGATGTATTAAGAGATGTAGAAAATCAAGTTAAACTTTTAAAAGATACACCAAAAACACAACCAAAAACCAAACAAGAAATATTAGAAAAAATTCAAAAATTAGTAGATAAAGCTCAAGAATATACAAAAAATAATCCTATTAATAAAAGATTATTTTTACAAAAATGGAATGAAATAAAAATATCAATGAAATAAATTTAATAAAATTAAATTATTAATGATATGAAATAAATTTAATATGATATTTTGAATTTCTTCATATAATGTTGTAAATTTCTTTCAAGGTCTTTATATGCTCCCCACAACAAATAAGCACTTAAAGAACCTGCATTTATTTCATCCCAATTTTCAGTTCCTAATCCTTTGTGTCTTTTAAGATAATTTTCTCTTTTTTGTATGTCATGATGGTCTATATATGTAGAACCTGTTTTAGATCCAAAGTCATATTTTTTAATTTTACCATTTATAAATAATTCTATTCTATATCTTTTTGTTTTTAACGGTGAATCAGTAAATGAAATTAATTTTATAGGATTCATATTATTATAATTTATATTTTAAATTTCAGCATTTAATATTGGATTATTACTTATTACAATATTATTGGTTTCTAAATTAGATAAATCTATTAATACATTTTCAATATTATTTATTAATACTAATGAATCAGTAAATATTTTATTATAATCTGATATAACACTATTTAAAAAATTAAGCCCATGTATTTCCCGATGTTGTTTTGATAATTTTAAAGTTGATGATATTTTTACAGCCAAAATCTCATATGATCTATATGCATTAAGACTAATTTCTGCATTACTATGCACCTGTAAAAATAATTCAATACTACTTATACAGGCACATATTAAAGATATCAAACAACATATAACAGAAACAATATTTTGATTTACAAAGGATGATAAACCAACACTAAAAACCGAATTTACAGATGAAAAAACAATTAATGGAATTTTGAAATATTTTAATAAATTATTGTAATAAAAAAATATTTTTTTATGTTCCTTAATTAATATAGAACAATTATGATTTATATTTTTCAAAACTAATTCTACATCATCCGACCAACTATCAGCAGTTGATGAGATAGATTCTTCATTTGAATCACTCATATATATAATTATATTATAAAATAAAATAAAATATTTAGTATAATATATAATCAAAATGGATTTACAAAAATTACAAAAAAAAGATTTATTAGAAATGATTGAAGAAAATTATGAAGATTATGAAGATTTAAAACCAAGTAAAAACTCTATGTGGGGTCATATTAAAAATAAATTTACTAAACCCCAACTAATAAGTTTTCTTAAAAAACAAAATGAAGAAATAAAAGCTAAATCAAAACCAGATACAAAAGGTGCTATTAAAAAATTATTAAAAGAAGTTGAATCAACACCAATTAAAAAAGAAATTATAATAGATAAAGATATTTTAAAAAAAGTTGAAAAAGTTGAAAATAAACTTAAAAATAAAAAAGCCGATGCTTTCCGTGCTAAAAAATTGAAAGAAAAAGTTTTTAAAGCAATTAATAAAGAAGCAATAAAAGGTAAAGTTGAAAAAGTATTAAAACCAGTCAAAAAAGAAGAACCTTATCAGGCAAAGCCTGATAAGCTACTTTCAAAATCAAAGATTTTGAATGAACCTTATGAAAGATATAAAATACCACTACCCCCAGTTGTTGAAGTAGTAGAAGAAGAAGAATTTCATGATGTTGAAAATCCAGTAGAAAATTTACATGAAGTTAAAATGAATAATATTGAAAAGTATCTTAATTATTTAATTGAAAAAACTGATGATATTGAAAAAAGAGAAGATGAATTTACAGGTAGATTAATGATGATAGTTAAAAAATTAAATGATAAAATTGAATATTTAGAAGAGAAAGATAAAATGATAGATATCAAAATGGCAGGTATTAGTGAATTTATTGAAATAGTCGCCAAGAAGTTAGGATTAGAGGGTGCGGGGAGACTGAGAAAAAGATTTATTAAAAAATAAATCAAAAAATAATCTAAAAAAATTATTTTCTACTTTTTAATATATAAATGGAAAGTATTATAATATATAAAATATACCATAAAGAAAAACCAGAATTATTGTATATTGGTTCTACATTCAATTTTAAAAATAGAATGTCTTCTCACAAAGTAAATATAAATAATATTAATAATAAATTAAAATTATATGAAACAATAAGAACAAATGGTGGGGAAGATAAATTTAATTTTGAAAAGATAGTTGAATTATCAACATCATCTAATGAAGCATCTAAATTAAAATTAGTTTTAGAATCATATTATTTTAAGACATTGAAACCTACAATGAATAAGAATCATCCTTTTAGGACACAGGCTGAATATTACAAAGATAATATAATTAAAATAACACAATACAAAACACAAAAGATTACATGTGAATGTGGTGGTAAATATAGAATTGATAATAAATGTCATCACATATCAACACATAAACATATACATTTTATGAATAATAAACCTCAAATTTAATTTAATTTTTAAAGATTTCATTAAAAAATAAATCTTTAAAAATAAATATATAATCTATTATAATGACAAGTAAATTAATTGGTGGAATTATAGAATCTAAAGAAGTAAAAGAAAGTTCAATTAATCTATATATGAATAATTTAAAAAGATTAAATGATGGAGAAGAAGTAAAGAATTTTAATTTTTTAAAAGATCCAGATGTAATATTAAAGAAATTAGAACATTATAAACCAAATACAAGAAGAAGTTATTTAATATCAATTGTATCAATGCTTAAAAATCAAGAAAAAATGAAAAAACCTTTTAAAATATATTATGATCTTATGATGCAAATGAATAAAGATTTACAAACAAATACTGATAAATCAGAAACTCAAAAAGAAAATTGGATAAGTCAAGACCAAGTAAAAGAAATATATAATAATGTTAAAGAACAAATTCAAGATAAAATAAATAATAAAAAAATAAATAGTATTGATTGGGAAAAATTAATTAATTATGTTGTTCTATCATTATATGTATTACAACCTCCCCGTAGATGTATGGATTTTTTAAAAATGAAATTTATTAATTCTTATGATGATTCATTAAATAAAGAATATAATTATTTAGATATTACTAATAAAAAATTTTATTTTAATAATTTCAAAACTGCTAAAACATATAAATGTCAAGAAATAGATATTAATGATGAATTATATAATGTATTAATAAATTATATAAAATTCCATCCTATGAAATCAGAACTTAAAAAGAAAAAGGCAATAATTCCTTTTTTAGTAAAACATGATGGTGAAGCATATACTACACCAAATACCATAACCAGAATATTAAATAAAATATTTCATAAAAAAATAAGTGTATCAATGTTAAGAAATATCTATCTTACCGATAAATATGCAAATGAAAATAAAGAGAAAAAAGATGATGCAAAAGCAATGGGGACTTCGGTTAATATGATAGATAATCAATATACAAAAAATTAAATTAAATAAATTATGTTGTGAAATCAATTACTAATATATCATATGGCTTACCAGTTTTAGTTTTTTCTTTATCAAATAATTCTTTCATTTTTATAAGATCATAACCCATATTCATTAACATAATAAAAACTGATACCCATCGCCCGCATGTATTAACATGGTCTCCATGTGATTGATATTTTGTTTTTGAATATATTGGTTCTAAATTATATTTTTTACTTGTTTTCATTAATCTTTGAATTTGATTGCCTCCTTGTCCTAACATTTTATTTTTAATTTTTGAAATAAAATTTAATTCAAAGTCAGGATAAACTCCATAAGAATCAAAATAAATAATTTTATTTTTTACTTTCATTATTGCTGTCCAGTGTCCCGAATTAAATTCTGATTCAGTTAAAAATATTTTATAATCTTTATCATTTGGTAATAATTCATTAATATCATTATAATTTATTAATTGACTATATTTTATTATTTTATGTTGCACATCTGGTCCGAAGAATCGTGTAAAATCATCATTAGAAAACATAATAGATAATTCATGATTATATCTTTCTATTAATTTTTCTTTTTTATATTCCATATTAATATTAATAAGAAATTAATATTAATATATTTTTAAGAGTTATACTTCTTCATCCGAATATGTATCTAATAATTGTATATCCGAACATTTTAAATCTGTAGATGTTTCCGTATCATTATCATCATCACTATCATCGCTATCATCACTACTACTACTTGCCGAATTATTTATAGAATCAGTTTCAAAATCTTTTCTTTTCATTTCTTCATGTATGGCCCGAAGACATTCACTTAATTGGTTTTGTAATTTATTATGTTCTTCATGTTCTTCTATTAACCATTTAATTATACATTCTTGTTTATTTTTATTATCATTAACATTTTTAAATTCTGATATTAATTTAACATTATTATTATGATATGATTCTTTATTTTCTTTCTTTATTTTCATAATTACTGAAAATAAAGAATTAAGTTCTTCAATAGACATTTCCCCAGTTTCAATACTTGTTTTCACAACTTCAATATCACACATTATATATATATTAGAAATTATTTTTTATATATATTTTTAAATTATTTATTATTAAAGAAAATATATAAAGTTTTAAGGAACAATTAATCCCGAACCAATAGCCATATAATTTATTCCTCCAGATGCTATTCCTTGTAAATGCCATGATAAAGTAGTTCCAGACACCGAAATAATAGTTGCTACATTATTATTTGAACCATTATCTATTGCAGTTAATATAACAATTGGTGCAGTTGTAAAGGCTTTAGGAAAAGTAAAACTTCCAGTAGTAGCCGAAGCAGTAGTAATATTGCCATATTGTTGAATTCCTGATGTTGTTGATTTTAAATAATATTGACTATTTGGGGCACTACTGGTAATATTTTGAACTGTTAAATTAGTATTATAAACAGTTTCACCAATAATAAAAAATCCTATGCCAGTTGCTTGAATAAATATCAAACTTTTATTTACAGTTAATGGTATTGTTGTTTGACCTGCTATTCCTCCATAAGATCCATATATTCTTTCAGATGTTCCACTATTAACTGTTATATTCCAGTTTTGAGTTGATGCATTTATAAGATAAATATTATAGCCACCTTTTGCCACAGGCATTGTTATTGTTTGACCTGCTGTTGTTCCACTTACTATTAAATAATATTGAATATTTAATCCAGTGCTTGGTATGGTATAAGATGCGGTTTTATTATCAAAACCAGTCCCACCATAAAATATTAATTCACCATTATTTAAAGTAAATCTTGTTGGTATATCAACATTACCTCTTAAATTTAAAGCATAACCAGAATTACCTATATCAATTTTTGTTTTACTTGTTGTTATAGTCATATCTGCATTTGAATCAATATTATATGTAGTATTGCTTGAACCATAACCAATAGTTGATATAGCATACGGGGTTCTGCTTACATCAAATCTAATATATCCTGCATATATACTTGTAAAACTATCTATTACTCCAACTCTTCCATTTGCATTATATGAAATATCATCATGATTTAAATTTAAAGATCCATAAACTGAACCATTTAATATAATATCACTTGATGCATAATTACCAACGCCTAAAATTGAAGATAAACCAACTAAAGGACCAGCCTGACCAGTAGGACCAGTTGGACCAGTATAACCAGTAGGACCAGTTGAACCAGTTGAACCAGTTGGACCAGTATAACCAGTATAACCAGTAGGACCAGTTGAACCAGTAGGACCAGTTGGACCAGTATAACCAGTATAACCAGTAGAACCAGTATAACCAGTAGGACCAGTAGAACCTGTTTCACCTGTTGGACCGGTAGGACCAGTTGAACCTGTTTCACCTGTTGGACCAGTTGAACCAGTATAACCAGTATAACCAGTAGGACCGGTAGGACCAGTTGAACCTGTTTCACCTGTTGGACCAGTTGAACCAGTAGGACCAGTTGAACCAGTAGAACCTGTTTCACCTGTTGGACCAGTATAACCAGTAGGACCAGTAGAACCTGTTTCACCTGTTGGACCAGTTGAACCAGTATAACCAGTTGAACCAGTTGAACCAGTAGGACCAGTATAACCAGTATAACCAGTAGAACCAGTATAACCAGTAGGACCAGTAGAACCTG